TCAGGCGTTGTCATGATCGCGAACGCTATACTTCACGACACCCCAAACCACCAGATCGTCCCCTTCCATCACATAGCGTGGCGGATACTTCGGGTTTTCTGACATGAGGATGACACCGCTTTGGGTTCGGTTCAGACGTTTGCAGACGGGCTCGGAGTTGATTGACGCGATCACGATGTCACCGTGAACCGCATCCAGGCTGCGATCTACAATCACCAGGTCGCCCGAATAGATCCCGGCCCCCTGCATGCTGTCACCCTCGATCTTCACTAGGTAAACGTGCGGGGCGCGGATGTCGAAAAGCTCATCGAGCGAAATGTGCTTTTCGATGTGATCAGCCGCCGGCGACGGAAACCCGGCCGCCACGCGGGACGAGTAGAGAGGCAGCTTTTGGCCGACTGCCGACAACGGGCCCAGGATGGTCACGCTCATGATGCAAACCTTGCTTGGTGGATAACTGTATATACATACAGTTAACGTTCTTGCTCGCTTGCGGTCAATCTCATGTGTAGGAAATTTCGACGGGTGACACCATGTGCGGACGCTACTCAATCTACGAATCGATGGATCACTACCTGAAGGAGCTTGCTCCAGAGCAGCTGGTGATCAACGGATACGACCTGTGGCCAATCGAGCGCTACAACGTCGCGCCATCGACCAGAGTCGAGATCATCCGGCCAATCAATGGCGGACTGAGCGTGGACAAAGTGAAATGGGGATGGTCGCCGTTCTGGGCGAAGAAGGATGCGAAACGTCCCGCACCCATAAACGCCAGGGTCGAGACAGTGATGACGGGGAAGTACTTCAAGCAGCTGTGGCCGAATGGGCGCGCGCTGGCCCCGGCGAACGGCTGGTTTGAATGGGTCAAAGACCCGGACGACCCGAAGAAGAAGCAGCCCTTTTTCATCAGGCTGAAGGAGGAAGGCCCGATGTTCTTCGCCGCGCTGGCTGAAGTGCATCAGGGAATAGAGCCGGACCCGCAGGATGGATTCGTGATCATCACTGCGGATTCGGATCAGGGGATGGTGGACATTCACGACCGGCGCCCAGTGGTGCTGAGCCCGGAGCACGCCCGGGAATGGGTTGATCCTGAGACGACGCCAGAGCGCGCCGGCGAGATAGCGAAAGAGTGCTGCCGACCGACAGAGGAGTTCACATGGTTCGAGGTGAGCAAGGATGTGGGGAATGTGAGCAATCAGGGCGCGCACCTGATCACGTCTTTGTACGCGATACCTGAGGTTGGCCACTAATACCCATTCGATAGGCAAACAATCCTGATATACGCCAGCGCTGCTCTAAGGGCTGATTGGTCGGCGATGATGCCGGCTCAGATACCGAGAACAGATCGTCCAACTATGCAGGGCCCACACTGGCGGTTTTGGATGGAGGCGACGCGGACCGAATTCGGGGAGAGATGCTTCAACCTGGCTATGACCCAGGCGTCGAAGGGGATCGCGGAGATACCGAAGACGGCTGCTGGCCGGAGCGCAGTGAAGCTGCTTGGACCAGCCATGGCAGCTTTAAAAGCGCAGAAAGAGCACACCTCTCTGGTTGACGAGGAGGTTTTCAGAATCCGCGCACGCTCGAGCGCTAAAGCGGGGATGGGCCGATCCGGAAGACCATGTGGGCGCAGGTGGTTAAGAAGGCAGGTTCGGTACCGGCGGCCGTACCAGACCAGGCATACAGACGCCTCGATGATGCTTTCGGCGGGCGAACATCCAATGTGGGTAGCGCAGCAGATGTGGCATAGCGACTGGACGATCATTGCACGTGTCTATAGGCGGTGGATTCCGCAGTGGATCAGGAGGCTGGCCAGAAGGCTAAGCGCATTTTCGGAGTCATTAGAAAAAAATGAAATGCCCGTAGTATCAGAGGGATAAGAACATGTTGAAATTAGCTTTTGACTGTGCTCAGTCGGTAACTCAGAATGCGCGAAAATCTACCTATGTCATCGGACTTGCGTCATGCCTCACACAAATGGACTTGAATTTCTTGAACCCCTGCCCGACAGTTGCCCACCGAGCAACGTGACACCACCTACCGAATCTACCCTGTGGAGGCTCCTCAAGTCGGGGTCTCCCTGCGCAGCGGATTTTGTGTCACAACGCGAGCGTTTACCAACGCGCCCCTATGACGACGAATGCTTGGCAAGGTCGATCTCACTTGTTACTTCGCTTGCGGTATGCAGAGCGGTGGTGAGAAGCCCCCGAATGAAGTTTAGCCACGCGGTTCCGGTTCCGTATGATCCATCACTGGGTGTGTGGCATAAGGACAGCGAGACACACGTAAATTGGTGGCCTTTCAAAGAAACAGACCCTGTGGCTCAAGCCGGAGAAGTGGAGAAGCTAAATGGCTAAGCTTAAGATCGAAAAGGTTTTGCTTAGCTACGAGATACCATTGGTGGTGCTCGCAAAATCGGGCAAAGGTGACCGTTTTTTGGGCGTGAATTATGAAGACGCCCAGGTTGGTCACAAATTTTATTTCTCACGAATTAAAACAGAGCACTTGAAACTGCTCTACGCTGAAAAGATTGATGTTCACTACGCGGTGACAAAACTCCATACTGGAAAATATGAGCTTGGAGAACTATGGGGGAAAAGTGGCGAAGAGTTTAAGACAAAGCGATTTGCTGACTTAAACCCAGACCATCTTCCAGAGCCTGGCATGTTCATCCCAGGGCATGCGCAAGAGAGCCTAAACAGCGATTACAAGGTGGTAGATATTGACGGTCGGTGGGAAATCAGCGACTTACGCAAGTTCTCAGATCTGGTTCAAGATTGCTATTCGTTCGGATTCGCACTGTTGGGCGCAACAGGAAATGCCGCCAAGGCCAGAATAGACTCGTTATTCCACAAGCATCCTTGGAGAGGTGGATTCAGCTCAGTAAACTTCTTCAAAGAGCTCTATAAGAATATTCCCCAGGAAGATCGCGCAGGAATCCGAAAGATAGATTATGCCTCTCCCGGCGAAATAAAGTTCTATATGAACGGAGACGTAGCTGACTCCATACGTGAGCTTGTGCTTGAAATAAATGACGATGAAAGCCCAGCTCATGAAAGCTATCGCACAGCCCGTAGGTTTCTACAAGATAGAAATTGGCTGAGCAAGTCAGATACAGATATTCAACTAACTGCTTCAGATCTTGTTGAGCTGAGTCAGCTCCTCGACGCAAGTTGCAAAGCATTCGGGCTACAGGACCATAGCGATCATATCCTACAACTGGCGAGCGGAGATCCACTTTCAGCGGTAAAGATCGTCCTAGCTTACTTCAGACGATTGCAAGGGTTGGCTGATTACGTGGCCACTGGAAAAGCCCAAGATATCTTCAGAGACGCGTAACGACTTTGGATAGTAACGGCTTTATGCCAGCCCCGAGGCTGAAGGCACCGGTGTACGGGGGCTTGACGCAGCCCCCCTGATTCAACCACATAATATATAAAAATCAAGCACTTAGCGTCTAGGGCAGGTGCTTTTTTGTGCCTTTTGGGGCTGGTTTGGCTCCGGAATGACAGTGTTATGACAGCCTTAGGCGCCGCCGCTTGAGGTTTAGGCATATGAGGCCCACGGAGAACATACGTCTCCAAAGGGTCATCTAGGTGAGGGGTATGGGATGCTCGGTGTCGAAATTTTTGAGAATGCATATAACGGTCTGATTAAGCGATATGCTGGACTAACGCAGGATGTTTTTCTGGTTCCGACTGATCATATGAGTACTGATACTGATCTGCTAGATCTATACGGGGTGAGGTACGACGAGAAGCTTTACTTCAAGGATTCCAAGGCCGACGTAAAATCATACGATCTAAATGGGGCGGGCGGAGTCACCATCAATTTCTTGTTGTCCGGAATCGGTCGAAGCGCCGTGTTTATCAACGAAAACTGCTTCTCCAATGACACTCGAGAAGATCTAGTTTGGCTCTGGCGGTATAATGCCCTTCACCATGAGCTCATGCACGCGCTCGACTTCAGCAAGCAGAAAAACTTCAACACATCTCGTCGGACTGTGGATCTAGTAGGCGCCGAGGTTTTCGCAGATCAAAAAACGCTACTTCATCTGAAGTCGTTGAGCTCAAACGGATACATGAAAATCGCGCTGCAGCAGTATGCGCAAAACGCTCAGACTATGGGAAAAAAGGGCGGCATCCGAACAGATATATATAATCGGCTTTTGAAGAAAATCGACAGGAAGACATTGGATCATTGGGCGTCAATGGAGATATAGCTCCGGGCCTGATCCCGAATGCGCTTGTGCGGATAAGCTGGTGTACTTGGAAATGGGGTTTCAGGGGCTTTCAGGGGCCACTAATCCCCCTAACCCCCCCCTAAAATCCCTCATTTGGTACAAAAAGTGGTACGAGCACTAGCCTCATTTAATATCAGGCCCTTGGCACTCAAACCCAAAGAACTTCAGTTTCACACCCGGCCTCGTACCTATCCATGCGAGCGTACAAACCCCGACAGCCGCTACCGCCATAGTTCCAACAGGATGTGATCGCGCAACTTCTACGGCTGCTTTGAGTATGGAAGGCGCGTGTTTTGCGACGACCTCTCCTGTTTCCGCGATGATTTCTAACTCGCCTGCCATTTTCTCAACCTCCATGCATAGAAACTCCGGAGAGCATAGAGTCAAACAGTAGCGCTTTGCTATCAACATTTTTATTAAGCCAGCGCCCTTTGCACACCCTCGGCAATTACTGGCGCCGCGTAAGGGACGCTGCCGTTTTCGTGCTGGATGATCGCGGTCGTAATCGCGATCAGTGTGCGAAAGTTGCGCAGATCGACCGGCTGATTCGGCGCAATGCCCACGCCTGCGGCCACGGCCTTGATGTACGACTCGGTGTCGTTTTCGACGCCGGGCGCCCAGCGGTTGATGACCTCGCGCACCGTGTCGATGCCCTGCCCGCCAATCCCCGCCATTCCATCCTTGCCACGGTAGGCCAGCACCAGCTTCGCCAGCGCGCGTATACCGTTCTCAGCCGTGTCGAACCGGGCAAAGCGCTTCTCAATCGAAGGATCTGGCGGTAGCTGGCCTTGCCACTGGTTGCGGGGGTTGTAGTCGATGTTGCCAGGGTTGTTGTTGCGAACCCCTCGGGTAACTGTCGGCATTCACTTTTCTCCAGGCGAAAAAAAGCCCGCACTGGGCGGGCATGGTGTCGGGGGGGTTGTTATGCAGTCGACGCCGGGTCCTGCGCAGGCGTTTCCGGCACGGCCTTCGCAGTGACGGTCACCTTCGCGGAATAGCTGTTGAGCAGCTGAGCGGTGCGGATCTGCGATTGAGGAAAGGCCGCAAGCACCTCGCGCGCTTTGGCGTCCGCCTCGGCCTCAGTCGCAAATTCAAGTTGGTTGTTTGGATCGAACGAGTTGCTCGAATTGATAACGATGTAGGGCATTTTTGAATCTCCGTTGTGTTTGACTTGCTTCATGAAAGTTTTGGGATGTTACGGTCAGTAGCCAGCGACGTTGACGATTAGCCATCGAGAGGGATATTCGCTTGAGCCGACTTGATTGGCAGAGTCAACGCGAGCATTGGTGTAGGTCGCTGTGTCTTTCAGCTGAAACTGGTTCCCAGATACCTTGCCCAGATGCAGCCAGCTCTGCACAAACTTGACGCTGGAGTTTGACGGGTCTGTAGGACTCGCCGTTACTACGTATCGATAGCCGAAGTCGCACATTAGAAATGCAGGCTTGGCATCGTAACTTCTAGTCTGGTCCTCACTTACTTTAGATGATTCGAGATAGTCCATTACCCGAAGATATCTTTTGTTCGAGTCGAAAACCAAAGATCCTGCGGCGTCTCGAATTTCAATACCGCTATTTCCGGCTGATGAGCTAGAAGGCTGGGCGAAGATGAAATACTCAACGGTCTGCGCTGAGGTCTCGCCGTTATAGATCATCCATGTGTAAGTATTTCCGCTGATAGAACTGATGGAAGCATAAGAAAATCCAGACGAGTTGATCGCTATTACCGGATCGACACCTGAATATGAAACGGTGACGTATGAGACAACTCCGCCACCTCCCGCAGCATTGGAGCCCGGGATATTCACACTTCCTTTCTGCTTGAACTCCAGGTTCCTGTAATCGCCATCGATCTGGATGAAATTGGAATCGTTGAACACTTGTATGCCTGCGGCCATCTAAAAAACTCCATACAGAACCAGCATGCTGTCCCTTCCGGCCGTCCAGGATATGTTCAGCCCAGACACTGTGATTTCAGTCCTGGCAGCGGATCCCTGCTTGATGCCAATCGGCGGCTGGGCCTGTTTGATGATAAAGGCCTGCCTACTGCTGCCAGGGGCGGCCACGGTAATTGACCCAGACACCCCGGCCTGAGTCGCAAAAGACCCCACTATCTTCGCAACAAAGTCATTGATATCCATTGTCAAGACTCCGTTAGCGTCGAAGACCTGCAATCCCTGCGGCATATCACCAGACCCCCATTCTTACGCGAAGCACGTTGTCAACTACGACCATGATTCCGTCCCTGTTCATCACCGTGTAAGTATTGGCTCTAGTTCCATGCCTGACAACAATAGATCCGGTTACAAAATCTTGAGACATGATTGGCTGACCTGTATTTGTGACCTGCCCGGAGTTGAGATAATTATTCACAATTGCGTTTGTAATTGTTGCCTTTTTAATTACCGCATCCGCTATGAAAGCTTGTCCGCCATCGATAATGAACGGAGATGTTACGTTGCCCGCGCTGTCACGAATAATCGCGAAACGATCAGCCGCGACAACGAACTGCGACTGGGCAATGCCAGAACTGTTGTCCAAGCCGATGCCGAAGCCTGCAACGTAGTTGACTCCGTTCTGGGCGACCTGAAGCCTCACGGTGTACGCGGCTGCAATTTTCCCGGCAGAGTCGGCAATCGTCGTGGCCTGCTGCGAGATCTGCGAGGTGTGGGTGCCCACCGTGCTCTGCAGCTGGGTGAGCGACTGCGCCTGCGAGCTGATCGTTGTGCCCTGTTGCGTGACCGTGGTGGTCAACGCTGACAACGCCTGTGCCGATCCTGCCGCTGAGCGCCGCCCCACCGCGATATAGCCGATATCGATAACCGAGTTCGAATCGCCTGAGTTGTTCATGTCCAGGCGGATGGCGTAGATCCCGGTCTTGCCGTTCCAGCCGGTATGCCCGGACAGGTCCAGTTCGATGTCTTGCCAGTCCTCGGTATTGAGGTTGATCGGCCAGTTGAACCGCCGGGCTTCCGCCAAGCCGCCGTCTTCGTTGGCCCAGTACATCGCCGCCGAAGCGCGAGTGGTGTTCTTGCGACGGAGCCGGATACGTAGAAACGGGTTTTCAGATCCGTTCAGGTTACCGAACGAGCTGGTCGCCTGAATCTGCGTGTATTTCGACACCGTTGCGAACAGCGCGCCTGCCGTGATGGTTGCGCCCGACACGTTGGCAACCCAGCCCCGAGTCGACCCCGTCATTTCCCAGGCATACCCGGCCACGAATGGCGCCGCACCTCCGATTGTATTTTTCAGGTTGGTGATGTCAGAGCTTTGGCTGGTCAACGTCCCTTCAACGCTGGTGACGCGGTTCGTCAGCGCCATGACGGACGATGCGCTCGCCTTGGTGGCCAGCCCGTCAGTCACGCTGTTGACCGCGTTTTCCAGCGTAGTGGTGCGCCCGGAGACGGTGGTCAGCGTGGTGCCCTGCTGGGTCACTGTCGAGGACAGAGAATCCACCGCCGCAGAAGTGGCCGCCGCCTGGGTTGCGACAGCCTGAACAGATGGCGAGTACGCTGTCAGCGTGGCACCTTCCTGGAGTTGAACGTTATCCACCTCCATCCACATATCAGCGGCAGCGCCTGAACGGTTGATGAGCCTCGCCGGGTAGACCTGAATTGCAGTGGCACCCGTCGGGGCGGTCGCGCTGAAGCTCAAGCGAGTGAACGTTGTCCCAATGGCTGTTTCTGCAAGCTGCGGCGAGCTCACCACCGAACCGGCGTCGTTGACGAAGACCATGTACATCGCAAAGCGAGCACCAGCACTGGACAAGCGCGCATATGCACTGAGTGTGTAGGTCTGCCCTGCCACAACCTTTGGTCGTGCGCCATCGGCAGGCGCGAAGGTCGGCCCGATATAAGCGCCGTTGCCCAACGCAGCGCGAGTGACCCTGAGAGCCTTCGTGCTGCTCGCAAGCGGCGAGTCGACCAAGCTGAACGTCGGTGCCGAGTTCGCGCTATTGTCAGGCTGCCAGAATTGAGGCCGCGTTCCGTCTGAGTAAAGCGTCTCGAACGAGCTGTTGGGCAGAAGGTTATCGCCGCCCATGGAGCCGATGTTGTTCGAGAGCTGGGTCAGTTGCCCGCTGACGCTGGTGAGCCCGGTTTCGGTCTGTGTCACGCGTCCGGTCAGCGCCGTGGTGGCTGCGGCGTTTGCAGCGGCGTCAGATGCATTGACCTGCCCGTTATCGCTCCAGCCGCTGGCAACATTGCCGATCTCGAACTTAACCCTGTCCACCTCAATAAAGCCGCCATTGATGGTTCCAGCGGCATTCGGTCGAACCCGGAACAGCGGATTGATGTTTACGGAGTCGGCAGGTACCGCCGCTGTGGTCAGCGTGATCCTTTGCCAGCCATCAGTCAGGAGGTTGATGTTTTGAGATGCGGTATATACGACCGTCCCCGCAGCGTTTCTTACCTGCCCAAAGATCTGAAAACCCAAACCCGCAGTGCCACGCACGTAGGCGGACAGCGTGCCGATCTGCCCGCTGGAGATTGGCGGCCTTCTGGCGCTGCTCTCGGGCGTTAGATCCGCATAGGTGGTTTGAGTCATACCACTTGCATCGATGCGCTGGGCTTTGCCCGCCGGATCAAGCGTTGATGCGACGCTTGATACAGTGATGGTGGGGCCGGCAGGGTTGGTTACGGTCCAGCCATCTGCGCGTATTGTACTGCCAGCTGCCAGCCGCTCAAATGAAGGGTTGTACAGCAGGTTCTCCCCGCCGACGCTCGACAGGCTCGCAGTGATGTTGGTGATTGCACTTCCCGCCGCCGTCAGATCAGTGCCCTGCTGGGTCACGGTGTTGCTCAGGGCCTGGACTGTTGAAGCCTCAGCCTTGGTCGCCACCTGCGCCAGCGCGCTTGCAGCTGCCGCAGCAGCGTCCGTTGCGGCCTTATCCGTAACCGCCGCCCACGCGCTCCCCGTCCAGCGTTTTGGCGTGTTCGCGTTACCGGTGGTGTCGATCCAGAGGTTCTGCGCCAGCTGATCGGCAGCCGCCGGCGCCGCCGACTGAACAATGACCTTGCCCTTCCCGCCCGCCAGGGTGTTCGCGGCGTTGGCCGCGTTCTGCGCAGCGGTTACGTTCTGGTTGGTGGTCGTGAGGCTGTTGTTCAGCCCGGTGATCGCCGTGCCCTGGCTGCTGATGGTGTTCTCAGCAGTCGTGACGCGGCTCGACAAGCTGCTGACCACGGACGAATCGGCCTTGCCGTCCAGCGAGGTTTGCAGCCCCGTGATCTGGTTGGCCTGCGCAGTGTTCACGCCCTCAATGCTGGTGATCTTGGTTTCGGAGGCAGTGACGCGCGCGGCCAGGCCGTTTGCCGTCTGCACTGCTTGGCCAACGTTCAGCCAGTAGGTGGTGTTCGGAGGCGGTGTGTTGACCGGCACGTTCTGGATCGCCTGATAGATGATCCCGTCCGCGCCGAGAGTGCCCTGCCCGGTTGTGTAGGTGTCGTCTGGCTTGTAAGGCATTGAGTCGGCCAGATCCGCGATCTGGTCAATCTGCGCCTGAAGCTCGCTCTGTACCTCGGCAACGGTGTTGCTGACGTCCGTGATCTGATCGCCGAGATCGTTGCGGACCTGGTCCAGGCGCTCATTCACAGAGCCTTCGCCATCGCCGCCGATCTTGCCGATTTCCCCCAGCAGCTCCTGGCCGAGCTGGCTTTCGGTGATCTCACCGGTCAGGTAGTCGAGGATGTCATCGGCGTCAGCGCTGGCTTGGCCGTTCACCACTGTTGGAGCGACTGGATACCAAGGACCGATGTTGCCGGTACGGTCGACGAGGCGCGCCCAAAAGAAGAACGACTGACCGGCGCGCAGGCCCTGCATGGTGTAGTCGGATTGCGGGTAGGCCAAGTCCGCCAGCTTGATCGCGGCTTCCAACTGCGGCGCTTCCCCATACCAAAGTTCGGTGCGCTGGGTGTCTTCTGCGCCTGGTGGGAAAGTCCATTTGATGCTGATGCCGAAGATCAGGCTTTCGGTGGTGAGCGAAGTCACCGCCGGCGGCAATCCAACCTTGCCATTCAGTTGGGTCAACTGCGACGAGCGCCAGACCGACGAGATGTCGTAGGCACTCACCGCGCGCACGCGGGCCAGGTAGGCGCCAGAGTAGATACCGGTGATGTCGACGCTGGTCGCACCGGTGCGTTGCACCTTGATCCAGTTGCCGTTGTCCTTGCGCCACTCGACGTCGTAACCAACAGCGCCGTTCACCGGCGGCCAGGCGATGGTCATGGTCGAAACGGAAATGCCTTGGTCAACTGCCGATGTTGCGGTGATCGTGACGCTCGCCGGCGCCGGTACTACAGTGATCGGAATAACGCTGATCGGCCGCTCTTCCAGGCGCGCGCCGGTGTCGATGTAGGCGAACTTGCTCGGCTCGTACTGCAGCGCCGAGATCTCGTATTCGCCCTCGGCGGTCCGCTTGGTGCTGAGCACGCGGTACAGCGGAATGGCCAGGTCGTCGGCGTCGAGCGCCCATTGCAACTGTTGGCTCGGTGCCTCGCTGTAGGCCGTTGTCACGGTAAGCGCCCGCCCCGCGACGGACTGCACGGTCCGCCCTTCAGCCTTGCCACTGGGCAAGTTGATGATCAACCGATCACCTGCTTTGGCCTGGGTGTCACGGTCCAGCGTCACGACGCGCCCGGCCGCTGCAGAAATGCGACCGCCGATCTCCCGCCCCGCCAGCAACGAATCAGCGATCGGAATGATGAAGCCAGGCAGCGGGATCGCCCCTTCCATTCCAGTCTTGAACGTTACCGTGCGGTCCTGATTGTTGCTCAGCACCGCCCATTTGCCGCGGCGCTGCGCCTCGGATGCGCGCGTGCAGCCAATGGCGCTTATCTCAACCGGCGTGTCGCCCAGGCGGCGCTGCAACGACAGATCGGAGAACGCGGTCACATCAGTGTCGTAGTTGTTGGCCGGATTGTCGTAGCTGACGATTGCGCGGGTGTAGCGGGTTTTCGACGACGCACTGCCATAGTCGAACTCGCCATCGATGACGTTTGCCCGGGTAAAGACATAATCAAAATCCTGCGCCCGCGGCATGTCGGCCTGCATGATCAACTGGCCCTGCGCCCAATAGCTCATCCCGCGATAGATAGCCGAGATATCCCGCAGCAGAGTCCAGGCTTCGGCTTTGCCCTGCAGGTTCATGTCGCACAGGAAGCGCGGCTCCTGGCCACCAATGCCGTTGGGCACCAGTTGGTCGCAGTACTGCGCAATCCGGTAAAGCTCCCACTTGTCGACCATGTATGGCTTGATGCGCTTGCCCAGGCCGAAGCGGTCCACCGTGCAGATGCCGAAGGTGATCCAAGCGGGGTTGTTGGTCCACGCCTGCTTGAAGGTGCCGTCCCACACACCACTGTAAGTGCGCGCGACTGGGTCATAGTTACTCGGCACCTGCCACTTGCGGGCGTTGCACTTCACCGTGACCGCCGGAATGTTGCTGAACTGCTCGGCATCGAACTCGACAAACAAGAGCGCTGTGTTCGGGTAGCGCAGTTTCTCGTCTATGACCTCGGTCAGACCCGCGATGATCATCGTGTCGGCGATCTTGTTGGTGTTCTGGTTTGGCGTCAGACGGCGAACGCGGATCTGCCAGCCGGAGGTGGCCGCAGGCAAGTCGATACGGCGCGAGCGCTCATAGCGGGTGGTGCTCTTGCCGTCGACGGCTTCGTTGAGCACCTGCTGATAGGCCCCACCATCGGTGGACACATCGATTGCGTACTCGATGCGGTACCCTCCCACATTCCCATTGTCATCCTGCTGCTGGAGCACAGGCCAGGCCAGACGCACGCGCACGGCCGACAGTTGAGTATTGGTGACGGACCGCACCCAAGGGCTGTCGCTGCGCAACTCAACGTTGACGGTGGTCTCGTTCTCGACCGACGGGATGCCGGGGATGTAGTCCTGTTCCACCGAACCCGAACGCCACTCCCACTTCACGTTGGGAAAGTTGACGTTGCCGCTGGCGTCATTGATCGGCGTGTTATCAAGATAGATGTCCGCAGCCGTTGGCACGCCGTCGAATTCACCCTCGCCCACCGCGATCAGGATCTTGGCCAAGTTGGTAGAGCGCAGGCTGTCGGCGGCCTCGATCGGCGATTTTGGCTTGCTTTCCCCGCCCTTCGAGCCGTGGATATCCAGGTGTTCAACTACGCCCATGCTTTTCTCCAGGCACAAAAAAACCGCCAACTGGCGGCCGGGTGTTTCAGTTCAAGGTCAGGCTTTGTCTTCGGCAACGATAGAAGCGGAAATGATCGCCCCACCCCATCGGCGATTGCCAACGCAGATCGGTACGGGGTTACCGCTGGCTGTCGTGTTTTTCGCAGAGCCGAATGCATACGATGGCGCGTTTTCTGGGGCTGAGCTCTGACTAAGTCCCTTCGCCTGCGGGCTTACCATCTGCATGACGCCACCGATCGCAAGCGAAGCACCGAGTGATGCAGCAATTCCCCAGCCGCCAGCACCACCAGCAAAGGCGGCGCCAACACCACCTGACGCTACCGAGGCAGCAACAACCAATGCCACGCCTAATACTGTCTGCAGAATCCCAGCGCGCTTGCCCCCGTTGATGACTGGGACAATACGCACCTCTCGGGTGCCAGCGCGAGCGAACTCTGATGGCCCAACGTTTTTGCGATTTCTGAAGATAGCGAACCTCATCCCTTTTGCATCGAGCCTCTTAACTTCGGCCTCGAATCCTTCCAAAGTCGCCCTTAATGCTTGGAAGATCTCCCATGTCGAACCCGATTCGATCAGGCGTAAATGGTCACGTCCGAACTTTTTAGCCATCGAGCCGCACAGTTTAATCAGGGTCATTGAACAGTTTGTTGAAGGCCGCTGGGACACAGTTTTTCTCCAAATGAAAAACCGCCCGTAGGCGGTTCAAAGACAACTCTTAACGGCATCGACTCGTTTGTTTTTGCGCCAGTCCATCAATCCTGACTGAAAATAGACCTTCGCCAGCGAGCCATTACCATCTTTCACGAAGTCTGCAAATTCGACTTGTCCGGAAGTAACTACCGTCTTCCCTCCGCCAGAAAGTGGCTGCAGAGATACATCGTAATGAGCTCCAGCCAGCGACTGATTCTGCCATGCCTCAAATACGCACTCGGATAATGCGCTCAGTTCCTTATTACTTTTCAGCGATACAGATGGCCCTGCGGCACGCTTTTCATTCATTGAGGCGCAGCCGACAAGAGCCAAAGTCAGCGCCAAACCGAGAGCAATACGCATGATGATCCCTCATTGATAAAACCCGGAGGGTATCACCGTGCATCCCGGTGGCGAAGTATTAGGCGGGTGCGGTCGTGCCAAGGTCCGCCGAACACGATGATCTCCGATGGCCTGCCGTACAGGTGGTGAAGCAGGAAAGGCCCGGCCCCGTGAACCTCAGTTGACTCGTCGGGCAACGCAGGATCGGTGCCAAGGTAGATTCCGGCGTGGTTCGGGTGCTTGGTGCGCCCTACTTCCATAACGATCATGTCGCCCCGTTGCGGGATGCCCACGCGCTCGAAGCCCGCCGCCTCAAAGGCCTGCTCGTACAGGCTTGGGCTTTCCTCCTGCTCCCACCACCCGTCCTCACGCTTGAAGGCTTCGAACTCCAGGCCCCACTCGCGTTTGTACCAGTCCGCGCAGACCTGCCAGCAGTCCCAAGCGCCGTGGACGAACGGGCGGCTCAACAGCGGCGTGTTGCCGTTGGGCACAGTGGTTCGCAGATCTCCCTCTGGCCAACTCAGGATGTGCCAAGGCAGCTCGGTCGCTTCGCACATGGCCAGGTCGCGCGGCGACGGCCGACTGGTGGCGTCAGGGTGCGAATGAACGATGCCGATCACCTCGCCCAGGTCTTCGGCGGCGGCGTACTCCTCCGGCGCAATCCGGAACTCTTCTTTGGGGTCGGTGGCGGTGTTCGCGCACCGGATGTATTGCTGCTTGCGACCAATGCTGATAAGCAGCCCGCAACACTCGCGCGGATACTCGGCGGCCGCGTGCGCCACCACCGCCTTGAGGATGTGTTTCAGCATGGTCAACTCCGGGCGATGAGCGAGACGGCGGGGAAGCCCCCGAAATTGTTCTGGTTGCCAGAACCAAACCGGACGACGCAACCAGTGCCCAGGCAGCCATTGCACTGATCCTTTTCCGGGTCATCGGTAGGGTTGCCGTCGATATCGTAGTAACGGCCCGTGTATTGGCAGTCCGGGCCTCGATAGCCTCCCGTCAGCGCCCAATGGCAAAGCGTGGTCATCTGCCTGCCGATCGACTCGCCGCCGACATCGCCGGGGCTGGCCAACTCCCACGTAACGCTCGAGCCGTTTTCAGAGGTCTTCTGGTCCAGATACCAGACCTCGATCGATTCCTGAGTTGGGTCGGCATCAGGATTTCCGGCTGGGAAGTTCTCGGCGTCGAGATAGGTGCCCAGCGTGTGGTGCATGGTCAGCTTGAACTCCAGCAGATCCTCGAAGGCCAGGCACAGCGCGGTGATCCGTCCGTTCACATTGCCTACCGAAAGCGTCGGACGCACGGCGGTGCCGTCACCAGTCGCCTGAATTCCATCGATCTGCATCGGCCAGGCACCGTACTCGTTGCCCTGCCACCAAATGGACTTTGCGGGAAGCTGATCGGCACCGGCGCCAGCGGCTATCAGTTCGGCGGCCGTATGGGGAATGGCATGCCCGTGAAAGCGAAGCACGTCGGCCCCGTAGTCGCTGCCGTCCAGTTCGAACAGCAACACCTCACTACCAGGCTCAAGCTCCTGAAGATTTTGAATCAGCGGCATATCAGACCTATGGGAGGTAAGACTGGGTGAAGGTGGTTGTCAGGGTATAAACCCCGGCACCGTTTGGTGTGATGGCAGGCGCGGTGGCTCGCCAGAAACCCACTTCGCCCAGCGGGGGCGTCCAGAAAAAAGACTTGAAGTTTCCGTGGCGGTCGAGAAATTCCTTTATCTGGCGGGCTACCGACTCCTTCACGACAAATGTGAGCGGCCAACTGTCCTCTCGGTTGTTGATGCCATCGCCCGCCACTTGCTCATAACCGTCGCCAAATTTAGACGACCGCACGCGGTAGCTTGGCGCGCTGGTCGGCTCAATCCTTGGGCACCAGCTGAATGTCTCAACGGCCATTGATGACTCTCCAAATCGCGCCACCTGGGCGAAGTTCCTCGGCGATTGCCTGCTGGGCTCCGCGCTTTGCCGAGTCCGCGTAGGCCTGGCCGACAGCCTGCATGTCTTGAGTGGAAGTACCGCTGCCCGAGTCCGGCACCGCAATGGTTTGCTGAATGAGCACCTGAGTCGATGATGCCGACCCTCCCCCGCCAATCGCCTTCACCCCCAACGAGCCGTCAGAGGTTCGGGACAGAGGCAGAATTGCCTCAGGCCCCGCCTCTCCCATAAGGCCCAAATTCCCACCAGCCATGCCAAATGCGGTTGGGGAGGAGACCAGCCCGTTTGTAAATGCGCCGCCCTTAGCGAACATCTGGATGCCGTCCAGCCAAGCCCCGCCCTTCGCCTGAGTCTTTGTCCAGTTCGAGAAAGCGGCGCCGGTGTAGTCCGATTGCGACGAGCCCGCAGTTGCACCGCCGCTGAACAGACCGCCAATGGCCGAGACACCCGCCGAGAGAAGCCCGCTTGTCGCTTGGCGCGCTGCAATCTTGGCTATGTCTGCCAGCACCGATTTGGTGAAGTCCGCGAACGACGCCTTGCCGGTCAAAACGAAGTTGCTGACCTGATCCTCCAGACCACTGAAAACGCTGGTAAACAGCCCCTTGGTCTGCCCAGCCACGTCCTGAGCACTGTCGAGATAATCGGCCAGAGCGGCTGTCGCCCCGTTCGTCCAATCGGCCTGGGCCTTGTCCAGACCAGAGTAGTAGTCCTGCTGGATCGAAAGGCGCTCGGCCAGCGCGGCTTTGAGTTGTCCGGTTTGCTTTTTGAAGTTTTCTGGACTGAGGTCGCCAGTGTTGAACTGCTTCTGCAGGTCCGCCATCTGCTGGTTGTAGTCTTCGCGTATCGCAAGGTCCTGCTTCAGTCGATCGCGTGCCTTTTCGCCAAGCCCGATCCCTGCAATCTCTTGATCGAATCCGGATTTAGCCGTCCGGTTGGCCGCATCAAGTGTGGCGGCGTAAGCGGCGGCCTTGGCCTCGTCTTCATTTGCCTGTTTAAGCTTCTTCTTCGCATCCAGCTCGGCAGCCAACCCGAGCAGCCGCTTCTGTTGCTCCGAATTGATCCCGACCAGTTTCCCCGACTCTATCTCGAACTGAACCTTTGCGACTTCCGTGGCGTTTCTTCGGGCATCGACCGAGGTGTTGATCAGTTCGATTTGCCGTTGCAGGTCGGTCTCGGAGTCCTTGAAAGAGTCCTGAATCTTCTTGGCAGCAGCGGCCGCGTCAGATGCCGCCTTTTTCGCGGCAGCGGCAGCCGCAGCAATAGCAGCGGGATCCACGCCAGATCCGGTGCCAGGGGTAACAGACAGATTGGTCTTGGCCAGTTCCGCCGCAGCGGCCTTGGCATTGGCCACGTAGCTTTTGAACTTGTCCCCAGCCAGAGGCGTTTCGAGGTCTTCCTTGATCTTGCCCGCCGCTTGCGCAGCAACGCCAAACTGCACTTGGGCACTGTTAGCAAAATCGGCGGCGTTCTGTTTGAACTGCTTGGACGTTTCGCCAAAGGTCAACGTACCCAGTGCCGAGTTCGCTTGCGCCGCGAGGTTATCGGTGTGGCCCACAGCCGTGGCGAACAAACCGACCAGAGTGTTGGCCACGATATCGAAAACACGAACCACCCCGTCGCCCGCGTTGACCACGAACGCAGTGGATTCGACAAGCTTCTCGCCGAGGTCGCCCACCACTCCTTTCAGGCCGCCTGCCTGCTTGGCAGACGAATTGATGTCCTTGGTGAACTGCGCCAGCACCGGCAGGAACTCGGCGGCCAGCATGGTTTTCGCAGAGGTCAGGTACTGCTCAAGGCCTTGGACCTCGATCCCGAATTGCTTGGCAGCCGCGATGGTGCCTTCATCCATGATCACCCCAGCAGCCTCAGCCGAGGCGCCGAGCTCGTCGAAGGCCTTACCACCGTTGCGCAGTAGCGGGACCAAAGCAGTGGAGTCGTTGGCGATCGCCTCCATGTAGAAGGTCATTTCCTGCTGGTTGACGTTGGCTTTTTCAAGGCTCGTCACGTACAGGGCCAGCGCATCCTTGCTGTTCAGCTTTTTGAAGCTGTCGGCCGTGACACCGACCTTGGGCGCGATGTTGGTGAAGAAGTCCTTGAGGGCACCACCACCCGTATTCGCAAAGTCTCCCAGCTTGTCGTTGGTGTCCTTAAAGATGTCAGCCAGCTTGTCCTGCTGGATGCCGACGCTTTGAGCGCCAGCCGCGTATTTCTGGAATTCCGTCGTGCCCAGACCGGCCAGCGCCGCTTGGTTCGATATCTCCTTCGCCACACTTGCCGAGTGCACGACCAGTGCAGTGAGCACCGCCGGGATCGAGCCGACGGCCGCCCCTACCCCTTTTGCCAGGCTATCGAAGGACTTGGCGATTTCGGCAGTGCGCTTCTTGGACTCCTGGCTTGCCTTGTCGAGCGGGCCAGTGAAGGCACCGATCTTCGCAATCAGATCAAGCGTCAGGGTGCCCAGTGAGTTGGCCATTCATTGTCTCCGAGATAATCAGGCCCACGCCTCCAGCGCTTCCTCAAGGGTCAGTTCCCGAGCAGCCTCATGGGGTAGGAAGTCGGAAAGCTTGAAATCGCCATCCTTCGAGATCCTGTTGGCATAGATGGTGGTCAGCACCGCAACAGCCCGCTCGATGCGCGCGGCCGGGTTCAACGATCCGCGCTCGCGGCGGTACTTGGCCCACCGGTTAAACTCCCGAAGTGTCAGGCGCTCTTGGGCTTCCGCGATCGTGGTGCCGCCGATCCCCGCGAGGACGAGCTCGTGCCAGAGCTCTTCGATGGGGGTGAAGTCGTCGTCTTTCCCAGGTTGTTCACCTCGAAAATGGCCGCCAGGAGCGCAACGGTCAGCCGACCATCGAGCGCCCCTCGCTCAGGATCCGCAGTCCCGGTGATGTCGCCGACGGTGAAGACAGGGTTGCCCTCTTCATCGCAGACGCTCGCAGCGATACGGCCGGCGAGATTGTCATGCTTCCCGTTCAGGGCAGTGACATCGCTGACGGCGGCCTGGTATCCCAGCGGGCGGATGAACACGGTCGCGATGTACTCATCCTCGCCCTGTGACCACTTGATTTCCTTCTCGACCGGGCGCCCGGTGAAGGCGCCGACCGATTTGAGGCTTTCGAGAGTCAGTTTCATTACGCAGCCGCCTTACGAATCCAGGCCGAACCACCGGAACGCTGGATGGTGGCAGCAGTGGTCACGACGGTGTTGGCAGCGAAATCGAACGGGAAGTCGGAGACATAACCGTCGAACAGGAACCAGGTTCGCGTGGAGGGCAGGACGAAGTCAGGTTCGTCAGAGACCACCGCCGTAGCAGCAGCACCGCTGCCCGCGCCGCCGGTAAGGGCTACGCTTGGAGCGCTGGTGTAGCCGGTACCGGCATTAGTGATGGTGAAGCCGGTGACCTTGCCGTCGGCGACTTGAGCGGTAGCGGTAGCGCCTGAGCCACCACCGCCAGTCAGGGCGACGGTTGGAGCTGACGTGTAGCCTGTGCCTGGATTCGTCAGGTTGAGCGCTTGAAGCGCTCCCGCCGGGCCTACGGTGGGTGCGATACCTTTACCATCCGACCAGCCGACCGCCCAACGGATACTTTCGATGCTGTCGTCTTCCGCCAGCTGGTGCAGGCGCACGTGCGATGCATTGCGCGGATCTGCGTTCAGGGTCAGCGACGCTTGGCCGGGAGTGCGCAAACCGCGCATGTAGCTGCGAACAGTTTCGCTCAGGCAGGTCGTCTCGATCTGATCGGCAGGGTTGCCGCCCGGACTGAAAGCCGTGGCGCACTCGATTTCGAGGATCTCGAACTGCGCCGGGTTGGCGGATTTCGGCACCAGGGCGTAAATCTGGGTTCCTTGGGACAGAATCGACATGGTGATCTCCAAATGTCGGGCATAAAAAAACCCGCACATGGCGGGCCGGATGGTTTGGGTAGAGCTATCGAGGAACAAGCCAGTCGATATCGAAGCTCGACCGGTAAAGCTTTGTCTCGGTGTCCTTGCTCTCGCCGCCCCAGCGCGTCACATAGGCTTGCAACTCGATGGCGGCGCTGATCGCCGCGGTCACGGCACGGGCCGATGTGGCGGTGGTGCCGTACACGTCGACCTGCAGCGTGTAGCCGTCGAGGTCTGGGCGACCGGCAAGGTAGTTCTCCGGGCTGCCAGTCACCAACTGCCATACGGCATAGGGCTTGGCGACACCCTCGGGCGCTTCCCCGAATGGATACAGCCTAGTTGGGGACAGGCCCAGGAGCGCGGTCACGCCAGCATCGGCGGCGCACACGGCGAAGATCGGGGCTGAGTTCACGCTGTCGTTCCTTTCTTGGCCGCTCGCTTGATTGCTCGATCGATGGCCTTCTCGTATTCAGTGATGAACGTGTTTGTGGCGAGGCTGATGTTTTCCGCCAGCGCGTTACGCATGAATGGCTTCGCAGCGGCGGTGGACGTGCCGAATTCGACGAATGCCCAATAACGGGTGTCGCCACCTGGATACCCGCTGTCAGTACCTTTCGGTTTGGATTTCGGGATGCGAGCCCCGCCCAGGACGCCAACACGGAACCCAAGATTGCCGGTTGCCTTGAACAGCCTCCCGTTCCATCGAAGCGCAATGTTCTTGTAGATAGCCGCGGCCGTTTTCGGGTCGTCGATCCGATTGGCATTTTGCTTGGCGGCGTCAGCAACGACTTGGGCGGCCTTGCGCAGCGCAGATCGCCCGCCCTTGCGCTTGGCGTCATAGCTGATCGACTCAAGCTTGGAGACCAGCGAGTCGATCCCCTCAAGCTTGAACTCGATGCCGTCAGCCATCGTTCACTCCTTTCGCCACCAGGATGGTGAGGTATTCCAGCCCAGAGTTGGGGTCAGGCAGCGCCGGGCCCTTGATGTCGTAGACCTCGCCCCGATAGATGATCCGCATAGTCGGCAACACGCCGGAGCGGTATCGAATCACGATGCGAGCCGAGGCCTCGGACTGGGCTGCCTGCGCGGCGATCAATTCGCGTGCACTGAGTGGCGTCACCGCCGCCGGCACTTTCGCCCACACCGTTGACCAGCTAGGCACCATTTCGCCGGTGACCGGGTCCTGCACCTCGCCCAGCGTTTGGAAATCAACTCGGTGCCGCAGCTTACCGGCCAGCATCAAACACCCATCCTTATGCGGTCCGGCATCAGTAGGTGCTGGGAGGCCAGTGGCAGCTCGGTAGCGATAGTCCCCGTGACGACCTCCTCCCGGTTGGCGAACAGGTGCCCCAGTTTCAGCAGGCACGCTGCTTGGATCGCCGGATTGAGCACCATCCCATAGGCAACCGCGTCGGCTCGGTCGTAAGCGTCGGCCAGCGCCTGACGGGCATGCTCGAGTAGACGGCAGCGCAACGTATGGTCTTGCTCTGCGTCGGCGGCGATCACCGCAGCGGTGTTCGCCGCCCTGGCCTGCTGCAGCGCCAGATGAACGCCAGATCGGGCCTGATCAAGCGACACCTGATCCAGATAGAAACGGCGATTCAGGAACTGCATCGCCGCCTCCTCTGCCGCGTCGAGTTGCGACTGCACCAGCACCTGGTCTTCTGGCTCAGCCAGCAGGTGGTGCATGGCAATGTCGATATCGATCACGGACATGCTCAGACCTCCAACGGATGGCGCGACACCAGTCCGCGCTGCTCCAGTTCTTCGGCGTGCTGTCGCAACACCAGATAGCTGGGTCCGCCACGTCGACGCAATTCGCCATCATCCATGAACGACCGCAGCGGATAGACCTCGATCCTCAATGGGTTCGGCTCGAGCGCACTGCCCGCGTCCTCTTCGCCAGGTGACGGGCTTTCGGCGGCGCTCTCAGTCTGGGGCGTCTGCGCGGCGGCGGAGCCGTCAACGTTCACGCTGGGATCTAACACAGGCTCGACCGGCGGATTTGCCGCAACTGAGGGCGCCTGCGTCGCAGTATCCACCTGCGAGTCTGTTGCGCCCTCAGGCATCGCCGTCGTTGCCACGCCTGTAGTCGTGGCTGAGGCGGTCTCACTACTTGGCGAAGTCGCCGACGAGTCAAGAGGTGCCGGTGCAGCTTGATCGGCGATCTTCCCACCCTTTTCTTGTTTCTTGGGGCTAGCCATGAAATCACTCCTGTAAGGCGCCACAGGTGACGCCTTCATTGGTGGGCTGGGTTTAATTGGTGGTCAGCGGGCCGGTGACGAACGCCTCACCGCGGTAGATGGCAAACGCCAGGCGCTCTTCTGCACGCAAGGTGGCCATGTTGTTCTCGAAGTCCTTGTCGTTCTCGGTGGAGATCAGCACTTCGATTTCCATGCGGTCAAAGATCTGAGCGCCCAGCTTGAAAGCGCCAACCAGGAAATCGTTCTGGGTCATGGCTTGAGTCGAGACGACGGGGCGATTCCACAGGCGTGCATTGGTCCCTTCCTGGGGCTGACCAATGATGTAGCGCCCTTCCCCGTCCTTGGTCAGCTCGATGGCGGCCCAGTCGATGGGGTTCAGGACGATGCCGTCCGATGGGAACTCGGCCAGCTCGGCCTGCAACAGCGCCAGACGCAGACGATCAATGCGCTGCTCACCGGTCACGCTCACGCCGCCAGGTGCCGCATAGATTTGTGCAACGGTCATCAAACCTTGGAGGTTCGCGCCGGTGCCGTTGCCGTAGAGCAGCTGCGCCTCTTCTGCCATCGTCAGGCCGTAGCGGGCACGGCCGTCAATGTAGCTCTGCAACGCCGGGGCGTCGTCCAGCATCTGGCGGCTGGCCTTGAACAGATGCGCAATGGTGCGGACGTTGGCAGTAGCCAGGGCAAACTCGATGTCCGAGTACGGCTTGGCGGTGTTTTCGGCAACGGTACGCGCGTTGTTGGTGAAGCCGGTTTCGCGGATGTACTCAATCGAGTTCGACTCGGTGGTGCCGGGTGCGACCAGATCGCGGATGGTCAAGCGACGCGGGGGCGGCGTCACGATGCCGGGCAGTCGCTGCGCAGGGACCAAGTCGCCACCGGTAGCGGTGGTGATCGCTGCACGCGGCACCGAAACACGGCGCGACCCTCGGAAGGACGAACTGATGTCCTTCATTTCGTCGCTGCCGACCACCAGGGCGCCGACCGATTTTTGCGGCTCGTCTTGATGCGAGTGATCACGGCTGGCGTTCACCAGCTTCTGCTCGGCCTCGCCCAGGCGTGCCTGCAGCTCGCCCTGCTTCACCAGCATCTCGTCGACCTTCGCTCGAGTCTCCTCGCTCATCGCGCCGGAAGCTTTGATCTGCTTCTCGGTGACCTCGGCCTGGCTTTTGATTTGGTCGCCGATACCCTTGAGCGCGGCGTTGATTTCTTTGACTTGGGCTTCGTAGTCCACGGTCATTTTCCTTTCAGAGAGTTCAAGAGATTGGTTGCCGCGCTCAGAGAGGCGGTGAGGTCTGGCGCGACAGCGGTCGGCTTGTCGGTCGGGGCAGCGTTATACGTGCCCCCGCCGGTAGCGCGAGGCGTACCGGACTTGAAAGTGGCGAACAGCTCCCGACGTTGGGAACGGGGTATGCCCGCTTTTGCCAGCGCGGTATCCATGGCTTTGAGGGCATTGGTCTGAGCGGTGTCGGCAGTCTCGCGCTCGACGATTTCATTGGCCGCCAGGAGCCCAGTGGCCAGCCTCAGCTCAACTGCTCGCTTCCCACGAATGAACGTTTCGTCGTCCATGAGCTCGGCCATATCCTTAACTGGCTGGCCGCTGGTCTCGGCGTAGAGGTCGGCCATTGCGGCGTCAAACTCCTCCATGTCGTCCGAAACATCACGCAGGTAGTGGCGGTTGCCAGCTAGGAACGTCCAGCAGTTGTGGATCATCAGGAAAGCGCTGCTCGCGACCTGTCTTTCGGCACCAGCGAGGTAGATGATCGATGCGGCGCTCGCGGCCATACCGAGCACCTTGGTGGTCACCTTCTGGCTGTGCTCGCGGAGGCGGTTATAGATGGCGATACCTTCAAACATGTCGCCACCGGGCGAGTTGATGTAGACCGTAACCTCTCGATCGCCGATCGTGCGCAACGCTGCGTCGATCCGCTTGACTGTGACACCCTCGCCGTACCAGTCCTCACCAATCACCCCGTAGATCGTGATCGTGTCCGAGGTGTTTTCAACGGCGGCCTGGATAGCGGGATTCCATTTATCGAGCGCGCGCGGGCTCATCTCGCTGCGCAGGCCGCGAGACTGAATCTTGTGTTTCATGGGTTACTCCTGGGAGGCGTTGCCCGACTCGTCGAGCCAGTTCTTCAAGGCGTTGCGCGCCGTTTCTTGGGCGCCCTGTTTGCCGAGCTGGTCAAGCGGTACCAAGTTTGATTGCACGGTGAGTACATCGCCGCCTGGCATGCTGGGCAGGTTTTCCTTACGGCGCCCTTCATTGCGAGTCATATAGCCGTTCTGCCCCATCGTGCTCAGGTACGCGGCTCGGCCGGCGCTATCAGCACGCAGGAAGGCTTCGAGCGAGTACTCGGCGTAGTAGTTGATGCGGTCGACTGCCGTCAGGCAGAACTTATTGATGCACTGCTCAATCGGGGCTGTGTAGGACATGATGCAGTAAGTCAGAAAGGCGATCTGCTGCTGCTCCAGACCAGTACCCCAGTTGCTGCCCTTGTCGGTCTTCATCACCATCCAGGGCGGCACACCGAACCAACGGCAGATCTCCTCGACGCTGTGCCCGCGAGACTCGAGCAGTTGAGCGTCGGCTGGATTGATACCCAGCGATTCTGGCTTCACTCCCTGCTCGAACACAGGGCTCTTTCCTGCGTTCAGTGCTCCGCTGATCGTCTTCACGTATTCGCGGAAATCTGCTCGCTGTGCAGGAGTCATGATGCGGTCAACCGAGAAGCCCACGGTAGGCATCATGCCGTTCTTGAACGTGCTGTTCGCCGCGTCATCGGCGGCCATGGCTGCGCCGAAGACATCTGCACCGTAGCGGATTGCTGACATTCCCACCCGCCCATCTAGCGTGAAGGCTGGGATGTGCAACATGTCTCCTCGCAGGATTTCGCGCCGTGCGCCCTTCCGAGGCCTGAAGTAGTACAGGAGACGTCCGTTATCGTCGGTCTCGAGGTCCACCCTCGAAGGCATCAGAAAGTCCAAAGCGACCACCTTGCCTGCTGCGCGGTGGATCTCGCAGTAAGCGTTGCCCCACAGCAGCATCGATGCGACTACCGACTGCCAGAACTGGAACGCTGCCATGTCCTCGTTCGGGCTGGTGTGCAGCACATCGTACAAACGGAAGTCACGAGCGTTCTCACGCCCCCCATCCGGCAGGCGGCGATAGATATTCAGCGGCAAACCCGCGACCGACGTGGAGATGATCCGGACACACGCCCACACCGCCGATAGACGCATAGCCTTGTCTACGGATACCGATTTACCGCTGCTCGATTTGTTGCCAGAAAAGGCGCTCCAGAATCCTCCATCAGACAGCCTGATCTTGCTGCCTGCCCACTCGCTGATGCTCGCGGAGGGTCGAGCTGCCGCTGCGCCCAAGGCTCGAATGATTGAATTAGTCACCTACCAGACCCCGACGGATGAAGGCGGCGATGCAGAACGCGCAGAGCGCCGCGGTGATGAGGGTCCAGCCCAAACCGGTCAGGACGTACACGCCTGCGCAAAGCAGGCAGAAGCCGGCCAGCGCGGCAACCAGATAAAGGATCGTCGCTGCGTTCATCAAAAAATGGGGTTCCGTATGGCATCCATGAAGTTGTCGACGCTGTTCCCTAGCTGGGCCTGCGCCATGACTCGGCCTACCCCCATGATCAGGGCGACAGCACCGTCGATCTTGTTGTCCTCGCCCTGCTTGATTGGCCTGACGACATCGTCATTGCCGGGCAAGTGCTTGCCGATCACGTTGCCAATGCACCAGGTCATGATCGGATTGCCATCGTGATGGAAGCGGCCCGCCTCGACAGCCGCCTCTAGCTCCTTCATGCCATCGGACATGTTGGTGTAGTTTTGGGTGATCGTGATGGGGTTGAAGCCTTCGTCGTCCAGGTCGTGACTGAGGCCCGTAGCACCGTGGGGGTCGATCGGACATTCCCTGATCGGCGCCAGCTTATTGGCTTCCTTCGTGTCTTCGAGGATTTCCCGGTAGTCGACTTCTGCGCCAGGCGTAGCCGTGAGGTGACCCGTGTTGACCCAGGCCTGGAAGCGCTCGGTCATCCGCTTGTTGTCCACGTCGTTGGCAGTGTCCTCTGGCACCCAAAACGCCGGCGCTACGCTGTAGTAGTGGATCTTGCCGTCGATCTCACGCCAGAACAGCCTGGCCCTTGAGTTCATGTCCAGCTTGCGCGCCAAGTCGAAGCCAGCGATCCACTCCTGCCCCTCGAACTGGTCCAGGGTCAGCGTCTTGTCCTCGCAGGCCTTCCAGCTTTCCATGTTGAAGAAGCCGGATTTAGCGCTCACCCAAAGGTTCAGATGCTTGGTTTTGAACGTGTTAGTGAACCGTGCCGAGCGAATCGCCCTCGCCAACTGGCTCTCCAAGTACTCTTGGAACACCGAGACCCCCATACATGGGTTGGCCTTGGCCAGGTTTTTCGGGTCGGTCCAGTCGTCACCCTCGTCCAGCGTCCAGATGTAGCCGAACAGTTCGTCGTCAGGCACCGTCCCGTTCAACATCTCGATGACCTGGCGGCGCTTGTCGTAGCACGGCCCCTCGATGTTCGCGCCGGCCGTGGTGATGATAAACATCAGCGGCTGCCGACGAGCGCCCATGCCTGTGAGCATGGTGTCGTACTGGGCCGCGCTGTCGTGTTCGTGGAATTCGTCGATGATCGCGCATGAAGGCGAAGCACCGTCACCCGGGTTGCCGATCAACGGCTCGAAGCGACTTCCATTGGACGGAATGTTCAGGTTCGAGGCGTTGACCTCGATGCCTGCCGCTTCGATCAGCATTGGCGAGCGGCTGACCATGAGGCGCGCTGGGCGGAACACCTCCCATGCCTGCTTCTCGGTGGTGGCGCCCGAATACACCTCGGCGCCGAACTCGTTGTCGGCGGTGAACATGCTGATGCCGACGCCGGCGGCGATCACCGACTTGCCGTTCTTGCGCGGCACCTCCCAATAGCTCTCGCGAAAACGCCGGTATCCGCCCTTTTTCCTGACCCATCCGAAGGTGCAAGCCAGGCCGAACAACTGCCAGGGCTCCAGTGTGATCAGTTGCCGCTTGAATGCCCACTCGCCCTTCGTGTGCGGGAGCAGCTGCATCAGGCGCAGCTTCTTCTCGGCCTTTGCCGGGTCGAACTTGTAGGCGTAGCTCTTCGAGCGGCTGGCCGCCATGTCTTCGAAGTGCCGCTCAATCGCTTGATGGATGTAGCGGCACGCCGGGAACTTGCCTTTCAGAACGGACCTTGCCCACGCCATCGCCTTGTCGACGTTGGTGTACTTGGCTCTGGCCATCAGGAACTCAGTAGGGCTGCGAACTCGTTGGTGGATTTCTGCTTGTTGCCGCCGATGATTCGGGTTCGGCTGGCGGGGTCCAGACCCAGCATTGATCCGAAGGTGACCATCTGGCGCATTGCTTCGTTGGCAGCGGTGAGCGCCGGATTTTTCACCGGGCCGCCAGTTGCGCCGGCGACCACAATTCCGTGCTCTCGGACGGACTCTTGGGCCGTCCGCCAATTTCCGTAGGCAGTGCAGAACGCTTCGACGTTGTGCAGATCCGTGAGCGCGAGAACCTTGGCGCGAAGCAGCTCTGGCACCATCAATTGCCACACGCGAGTGGCGTGCTCGCACAACCATGCCGGCGGATCGACGTTGGTCACCAGAGCGAAGTCCGGCTCATCCTTGTTCAGCTTGCGCTTGCCCGGATTCCCGGCCAGCGCCTTCTGGGCCGTGGGTTTTGGGCGACGGCCGGAGCGCCCGGCAACCCCTGGCATCGGCGCCTCCACTAAACTTTATATTTCGCGGGTGTAAAAAAACGACTGAGGGCGCGGTGTCCGAGGCAAAGGCCCCAGACTTTTGATGCACCCCCACCCCTAGAGAGCGCCATCTGCCCGCCCTGACGCAGCTCTGGCGACGTTCAACCGATCCGGCTGTGCTGCCGCGCCTCTCGCTGCGTCTTCGCCTTGTGGCAGTCGTGGTTGATCGCTCTGAGGTTGCTATCGTCATCCGTGCCACCGTGTGCCAGAGCCACAATGTGGTCGACCTCACCAGCCTCACGAATCCTTCCAAGGCTCACGCACTCTTCACAGCGACAGAGATACTGATCTCGCTTCAGGATTCGGTCACGCAACCTGCGCCACGGCCTTCCGCCTCGACCTGAACCCTTGCGAGTAGCCCAGGCCTTTGTTTGTTCAGCTGCGATCTGAGCGTGTGCATCACAGAAGCCATTGGCATTGCGATGCAGCGACCGGCAACCTTGTGCTCGGCATGGTCTTTGGGGCCTCAGGGGCATGGTGTGCCATCCATGTAGGTGCGTGGCTGCGCATCAGGATCTTCTGGCTCTTCCGCCATTGCTTGAATCAGCAGGTCGAGCCGATCCGCTATCATCTGCATCGCCTGCGCCTGGGCTTCCTGCGCTGCCACTATCTTTTCCAGCAAAGAGATCACGCGCTCGTTCATACCCAATCCTCGACCATTTCTTGATCCAATCACGCCGTGCAGCACATCCGCTGCAGGTCATGTCACACCGGCCCCAGCAGAAGTTGGGTCTGCTTCAACGCATGGGCGTGCAGGACGGCGACGATGTAGCCATTGGGGAGCCCGCCTGCCTTCGCGGCGTTCAGCGCAGTGGTGATCGCTCGATCGAGATGGCCGACCTCGGCGTTCACGTCTACCGGCGGAATAGGCTCGGGCGCTGGTGCTGGCTGCTGAGGGTCGGTTTTGCGTGCTCTGGGCATGGATGACTGCTCCGGTGTGCGCGCCACGAAACGGGCGCATCTGAATTCGTGGCGCTATGCGCTGTGGCCTTCGACGACCAGGTCTCTGCCATCGACGTTGAACGTCACAGTGAGCCTGGGCATGCCGCCACCTGCCTCGCTGTGGAGGGTCGTGCTTACCTGGCAGGGCAGCATTTGCCCGTCCTCTGTGTACAACGCGAACAGGGCGCGCTCCTGCTGTTCCAGCGGCACCGAATGGCGACTGTCTTCAAGACTGGTCTCATGGATCAGCCCAGCACCGGGCACGGGGATTTGCTTCAGGATCAGCTTCATCGTTGCCTCACTTGGATTTGCTGCGCAGGATCTGGGCGTCGACCTGGTCGGCGCAGGTGTCGAGCAGGTTCACTGCCCGATCCTTCAATGCCCAAAGGTCGCCATTCAGCGCGAGGTCTTCATCGCCTTCGCTGATGCGCTCGCAGGGCACCAGCTCAGGGGGCTCGAGCCTTACCGCTGTTGTCTTTACCGGTTGCGGGCTTGCCGCGCAGGCCGTCAGGCAGAGGCTGATCAGCCCACTTGCGAACAGCAGGACTGTGGTTCTTGAGGTCTTCAAAGTCTTTCCTCGCCTTCTGGGCTTTCTGCTCACTGGCCTTCAGCCGCTTGTTGAGGTCAGCCTGATAGTCCGCATTGCGCTTCGCTTCGGCGCGAAGAGTGGTGATCGTGGCCTGGCTTTCCTTGTTGGCGTCGAGGGCGTCCTGTTTGGCCTTGGCCTCGACGCCGACGGCTGCGGTCAGCGACACCACTCTGATCTGCTGTAGAGCGATCAGCAGCGACATGACGATGGTGATAACGACGGCGACCGCGATGATTCTCATCGTCGCCGCCGTCTTCGAAACGGCTCCAACCGGGTCTAGGCTCATGGCGTTTCCGCCTTACGGCCCAGGAACTTGATGATCAGCTCCCGAATCGCCGTCACGCCGATAAAGCCGATCGCGCCGCCGGCGCCGACAGACAGACTGGACGGCCAAGCCATCCACTCAATTACGCTGCTGGCCGACAGGCTAAGGCCACCGCACATCAGCGCCTCAAGCACGACGCGCCACTTGTTCGCTTCCTTGCCCTCGTACAGCACACGAAGCATTGAAATGGTTGCGGCCATGATCGCTCCTTGCCAGAGCGGCGTCGTGATGATCAGCCAGACCTGCGCCCAGAAGTCAGGATTTTTCTCAGGCATTGGATGCATCCGACAGTCCACCCTTTCGGGATCGGAAATTGATCAGCCCCGCAGCACTCCCAGCTCGGAGCGATGGGTGTGGCGGGGCTGAAAACGAAAAAGCCCCAGCAAATGCCGAGGCTCATTGAGCAATAAGTATTTTCACCAAAAAGGCCTGTTAATACTTATTGTAATACTTATAATTGGATCGTGAATATCGAAGAGGTGAAAAAGCGCGATGAACACACCTACTAACGTGCAAATCATCAACGGGCCGGATGGAACTCCGGCCTTTGTGGTCATCCCTTACGCCCAGTACATCAAGGACCATCCGCAAGAGGATTTTGTCCCCAATGAGGTGGTGGGCTACATGGTGAAGGAAGACCTTTCCCCTGCTGCGGCCTGGCGCAAGCATTTGGGATTGTCTCAAGCGCAAGTGGCCGAACGCATAGGCATCACTCAGTCCGCCTATGCGCAGCAGGAACAGGCAGCAAACCCAAGAAAAGCCACTCGCGACAAGATCGCGGCAGCCTTGGGCATTGCGCCTGACCTGCTGGATATCTGAAGCTACAGGCCGCGACATTCGTCGTTGCCTTGAATGGGTGCAGGTGGCTGGTGCATCTCCAGCTCTGGTGGGGCGGATCGCTGGGTCACGTACCCCGCCCTCTCATCGCGTAGCCGCCCATTGTCCGCACGGGATTAGACGACGCCTCTACCGACTTAGCGCAGCTGCCTGCGCGATAACCTGCATAACGTGCGTGTCTTCCCACGCTGCCCGTTCAAGCCGCCCGGAGTATCAGAGGTATCAGGCGCATGACTGCCGGTGTTCTTGCGTACCACGTGACTACCGGCGATACCGTGTCCAGGCTTAGTCCATGAGACCCACCCTGGTTATGGTCACTCTGTAAAGATTTACACAAAAGACTTGACCATTAGGCCCATTGGGCCTAATATACAACACATGGGAAGCGCATATCGCCCGGCCCGACAACCCCAAGGGGAAGCACATGAGCAACGCAATGACCACCGCCGAACTCGAAAAGATTCACTCCGAGATCGCGAAGCTGATGGCTGAGACCAGCAAGCTGAACGCGGAAACCACTAAGCTGCGCGCCGAGTCGGGCAAACTGAGCCGGGAAATGTTCTGGTATCCAGTCGCCATCGCATCCGGCCTTGTGGGCGCAGTGGCAGCAGCCACGCTGGCACTGACCAAATACTTCTCCTGATCCCCAAACCCCGCGAAAGCGGGGTTTCTCGTAAGGCCGATATGAAGATCATCAAGCACTACGCGCCGCCCTCCACTTCCGATCTGGAAACACTGAAAAGCAAGCTCGGCAAAACCGGGAACGAGATGGCGGCCATCGCTGGGCTGTCTGACGGCCGCCAATGGCGTAAGTACACCGGCGGGGCGAGCCCTCGCGAACTGAGCGCGCAGATGCTGTTTTTCATTGCTGCGAGGCTGACATTGCCGGGGGACCAGCTTGATGCAGTCTACGAGGAGATGCGCACGCTTGGCGCCGAACTAGAATTCGACGCCGATATTGACTGAGGATTAGTCGTCAATTTCCTGGGGGGATCGTGCACGCTTCTCTTGCATGGTTAGGTCACCCCAGAACTTGCGTGGATTGCCACACATGAAGCAAGAACAGGTTTTTCCGTGGTGGGCAAATCGCCCTGCGTGTATTGGTTCGGTGCGACGCCATTCCGGCTCGCGGGTGTGCTGATGGCGTTGATGTTTTTTCTTCATGCGCCATTCGTGGTGACGCCGTTCGGATCGGTCCATCTGAAACTCCAATGGCTGAATCCGAAAAAGCCCCGACAGATTTCTCTGACGAGGCTTTAGAGCATTCCTCTACACACGCAGGAATGACAGGATGGGTAAATATTGGCTCATTGGCTCAGTCGCCGTCAAGCGACATTCGCCACCAAAAGGCCTTCATCCTCAAGAATGTGTTGGGCCTCGATCAAAGCTTGATTCACGGCACTCTCCAAGCCCTTGCGGATATCCCTTCTCCACCGCTCTTGAGTCTTGGTCGGATGGGGGTCATCGCTCCAGTTGTCCATTTCGTACCACGCCGCTGGCAATACGTTGGTGCTGCGCTTCCCTTCCACACCCGCCAGTCGAGGCATTGCCCAGGTCACGATCGCACAATGGCGGAACCGTTCGGGGGCCGGGGAACGATAGGACCGGGTGATCTCGGTGATCGCCGCATGCTTGCGGTCTGTATGGGTTGAGTACTTCGCCACCAGTGCTCGCCAGTGGGGCGCGCTCAGGTTCTTATGCAGCCGGCTGAAGACCATGCAGTCGACAAGGAAGGCGGCTTCCTTTCCGAGGATCTCGCCCTTCTGCTTGGCAGTTTGCACTTTCGGTTCAAAGTCGCATCCGCCAGCGTTGTTTATGGTTTCGGCGGCGAGCGCCCTCACTACTGCTGACTGAACGTCACGATAAAAACTCATGGTCTGCCCCTCAATCCCCTGTGAAATTCGATCCACCGGCGCCCCGGCGGTTGTTCTGTTCGTATTGTTCGTGAGCGCCGCCGTTCTGGTGGCGGGCTCGGGCAAGCTCGGCAGCCATATTGCGCAACTTCATGTTCAGCTGTGGCACCAGGTCTTCAAGCGGCAGCGCATCCCCGGTCGCCTGGCAAACCCAGCCGGACGCGTGGCATGCGGTGCAATCCAGTTGATGGAAAACGCCGCTGACGACGCCGACACCGCGACAGATGCCGCAGGCCATTAGTGGCTTCAGCTCCTTGCGGAAGGCGGGGCCATGGTTCTTTTTCATGCCTCACCCACCAGCCAGTCAGCAGCACGATCAATGTTGAACGGCACCTTGTTGCTGTCGATCTCGAACCTGTGGCCGCCGTCCATGACGACCGTGAGCCGAGTGAATTGGTCGAAGTTCTGCTTCATCACCATGAACACCTTCGAACGATCGAACTCCTTGCGGGATTCAGACGCTGGCTTTTGCGTACCCGGCGCTTGGAATGCATAGGCCAAAGCCATGGCACCGTCGGACGAAATACTCATTTCAAAACCTCGCCTTTTACGGATTCTGGGAAACGCTGGAGCCAGCGTGATTACTGGCCTGCGAAGGGATATGCGAATTTCCGCTTCTGTCGTCTTTCCACCCATGAATCAGGGCAAAACCGCATTCGTCCAATCGCTGATGCCACTTCTCCAGCGCCTCGCGCTTGAGCTGTTCGGCATGGGTGTGGATGTAGGTCTGCACGTTGCGAGTGAGCGTGTGATTCACCAGCATCTCGCCGATGAGGTAGTCGACACCCAGGTCAGTCCATGCCGTGCGGGCCAGCTTGCGCAGGTCGTGGCTCGTCCACTCACCCTGCCCCAGCCTGGTGAACACGGCGCAGGCTTGGCCCTCGGTCATCGGGCGGCCACCCTTGCTCGGAAACAGGTAGGTGCCTTGATAGCCCCTCGCTGTCTGCCACTCGCGGTAGCGCTTCAACAGGCCCACCACCTGCCCGGTCAGCGGCAGGCTGTGCTCGCAGCGGGTCTTCGTGTTCTCGGCGGGCAGAAACCACTCACCACCATCAGCGATCGTGATGTGCGACCAGCGGGCCTGCCGGGTCTCGCCAACACGTGTGCCATGGCAGAGCATCATCAGCGCCAGCATGTTGTCGGCCGGCTCGCGATCGAAGCCGCCGGCGAACGACTCGACCAGTGCCTCGATTTGCACGCCGCGCAGCCTGGAGGTCTTCGGCTTGATTTTCGCCTTGGTGAAGTCGGTGAACCTGAATCCAGCAATGGGGTTGGTGGCAATCAGTTTGAGCTTCTCCGCCTGCTTGAACGCCACCACCAGCACGCCCCACATGAGACGCACGTAGGACAGAGACAGCTCTTCTTGCATAGGCCACATGGCCTCACGGTCGATGGTCGCGCGCGACACGTCACTGATCTGCATGTCTGCGAGGCGCGGCTTGAGGTGGCAGTGGATCGCGGACTTGGCCGACGTCCGGCGCTTGTCCGACAGGCTACGGTCGCGGGACTGCCGTTCCGAGTACCAGTCGAGCAACTCACCGACCGTTTGCAGGGTGCCAGCGGCAGCGGACGCAGCAGGATCGGCAGCAAGTCGTGCATGGATTTGAGGCATGACGCCCGCCAGCGCCCTGAAGCTGAGCGCCGGATAGCCGCCAACCTTGTTCCATTTTTTCTTGGTCACCAGATACCAGGTGGCGCGCTCGCGGTTCAGACTGAAGCGCAGGTATAGCCCTGGGTGGCGAGGATCGCGAAGGGATTCGAATTCGCCGGTCGTAGCTTGTCGGCGGATCTCGGCGTCAGAGAATGAAACGATTCCGGTCTTGCTCATGCGGCGACCCTTGTTTGTGGCAGGAGAAGGTAGGATCGAATGGCCTCAAGCGCGTCGACTTGCCCGCGGCACACGATCGCCAAATAGCCCTGTTCGATCAGCAGGTGTATGTAGGCATCCTGCTCAGGCGACACATCGGCGTCATACGGCGGTTCGGCCTTGAACTCGATGTACAGGCCGAAATACCCGCCGCGTGCCATGGGCAGCACCAGATCAGGAACGCCAGCGCGCACGCCCTGCTTCTTCAGCTCCATCGCGACCTTGACGTGCCGGTGGCCACCGTTTGGAACGTGGTAGATCAGCTTCGCTGCCTCGGGATGGCGCAGTTTCAGCAGCAGGATCAGCGCGGCCTGCTCTAGCCCTTCTCGGTCGATCCGTGGCTTGCGATGCTTCTTCGCCGTGAACGGCTTCATCTTGAGGGGCATCACGCGGCCACAACCCCTTCGCTAACGAGAATGGCCTGGGTGCGCATGACGCCCTCTGCGTGAAACAGGCGGGCCTGATCAGGATCGGCGAGTTTTCCGCGCGAACGACCATCAACCCAGTCATGACACGCTGAACAGGCCCAAGCACCCTGCAGGTCGTTCGGCTTGAGCCCGACGCCGCAGGTGCCCGCCAGGCGGTAATGCGCCAGCACGGTCGTCTCGGGGTTGCCATTGCACACGCCTGGCACGCGGATCTGGCAGTCGCGCCCGCGCGCTGCCTTGGTCAGCTTGGTCTGCTTCCTCAAAGCACACCCCCGAACTGAAACTCCGCCGGCGTCACCTGGTGCGAATAAGCGCACTGCATCAGCGAGCAGGCGCAACGGGCCACGCCGAAAAGCGCGAGCAAGGTCTTCATGGGCAAGCCTCCCAGAGGTCAACGATTTCGTGTGTGGTCGGCCACTTGGCGCGGGCATAGCTGGAAGCGATCTCGCGGTCAGCGAACAGGGCCTGCGGCTGCTCCGGCTCGGCGGTTAGGTCGAGCTTGTAGGCGCCGCTGTACACGGCGAACTGGTAATTGCCGGTGACCGGTGCGGCCAGCATCGGGTTACGCATGGCGCGCTGCCTTCGAGCCAAACTTCGCCAGCAGCGCGGCGCGGGCCGACTTTCCATCGGTTGGCACGCCCTGACGCCGCATCGTCGCGTGAATGAATCGTTCGCCCTCCTCCGTCGCGTACTCCAGCGCCGTCTTTTGGCTGTCGTGCCCGATGCCGATGGCGATGTCTACCAGCGGCTGCCCCTGGACCAGCATGCGGATGGTGATGTCGTAGGCCCGGTCGAAGATCTCGCTGGCCTTGTCGGAGGCCTGGTCCGCGAGGTTGTGCAACTCGCACTGCAAAGCGGCGTGCCGGACTGCCGGGTGTGACCATGTACGCGAACCAGCACGGCTGGGGTGAGCGTTTTCCAGCGCCTCGCGAAACGCCCTGTCGTGAGATGGGATGCCCAGCATCTCGGGAGTCGGCTGGCACCACTTGATGAACTTGCCGGAACTCGGGGCGTATTCGCCGCCGAGGCTGCGGCAGTTCTGGATGCCGTAACGGATCTGTTCGATCTGCGTGATGCCCGCAGCCATGAACGCCTTGACCCAGCTGCGCTTCGCAGCATCGAGGGTTTCATCGTCTGGCCACGCCAGTCGCCACCCTGGGAAGATCGCCTTCAACTCCTTGAACAACGCGTTGACAACTTCGGCAGTTCCCGGCGGGAGCTGTGTCGGGATCGAAGGTATGACAGGGGGCAAGTTGCCCATGTTCTTCAGCAGCGTGTTCGCGCTTTTGAGCTGTGGTTTTTTCGCCGGAACGCCCATCACAACCCCCCCATGTCGTCAGCCCAACTGGTGCTGTCGAAGTCAGGCGCTTTGCCCTGAGCCGACGCCGTAACGCGTTCGCGCTTCACCCACTGAACCAGCCGGTAACACCAGCCGGCGGAAGAATCGACTGTCGCTGGCTTGGCGACGAAGAAACCCTTGAACGCTCGGATCGCCGCATCAGGAACAGCGTCAGCAGGCAGGCCAGCAATTGCGATCTGATCGGCCAGGGATTTGGCGATCGGCTCCCAGGCAGCGAACATCGCGAATCTCTGGTTCGGTGCTGGGCATTCGGCGGCGGCTTGCTCCTGACGCAGAACCTCATCGGCCAACTCGTGCTGCAGCTGCTCTTCGGTTCCTTGATGGTTCAGTGACGGATTGGGTGCAGCTGCTGCACCCCGTTCTGCGTTTTCCTGCACCCCGTTCTGCTGTGAGCTGCACCCTGTGCCGTTATCTGCACCCCGATCCTTACGAGGTGCAGCATTTGCACCCCGTTTCATCTGGAGGTCGTAAACAACTGGGCGGCGGTCGCGACGGTCGATGTACGCAGCGGCGATTGCCTGATTGCCTTCTGCGATGAAGCCAGCCTTCTCCAGCTCGTCCAATTTAAGGCGCACTGTGCGCTCGGACAGGCCTGTGTCTTCAGACAGGGTGTTCGCGGATGGGAACGCCCCACGGCCGTCGCTACCGGCGTAGTTGGCCAGGCACAGCAACACATGGCGAGCGGCCGGGTTTTCCAGATCAGTCTTACGGAGCGCCAGCGCCCAGGTCATTGCTTGAACGCTCACAGCGCGGCTCCAATATTCTTCTCGGCCAGCACGGCCAATCCTTTCGGGGTTACAAGGGGTTGAAACGCGGCACGCTCGATACCGGTTTCGGTGTCGGGTTTGAGCTCGGTCACCTTGTGCTTGAGGTAGCCCGACTGAATGCGAGGTTGCATGGCGATCCAGCGCTTTGACCCGCCACGACGGAAGATCCAGCGATTCTGCTCCATCCAGTCGAAGAGCTTGTGCGGTGGCATGCCGAGCTGCTTGGCGGCGTCGGTGATGCAGATCGCGCCCTCGGCAGCGGCCAGGCGCTTGATGGCGGCTACCTTCGGCGCCTGAAGCTCAATCACGCCCAGCAAGCGGCTGTTCTCGCGGGCCTGATCGGCGGCCAGTTGCAGCGCCTCGGCGTAGTTCGCGGGGATGCGTGGCGCTGCCTGCTCTTCCAGCTCCCGCCAGCGACGGACAACAGCCAGGCGCATCTTGGCGCTGTAGCCAGTCAGCAGCGTGTCGGTTAGTTCGCGATCGAGGTTGAAGCATGGAAGACTGCGGCCGGTGCCGTCTTTGTACTGGGCTGAAAATCCAGCCCAGTCGATTTCCAACTCAGTCAGCATGGCGCGGATGTCCGCAAGGACGTTTTTATGCGCTTTACCGGTCAGGTCAGCGATCTCGCGCGACGACATAACCTGACGCGTCATGCTTGGCTGGGCGTGCAAAACTGACGAATCAGGCGAGCTGTTGCTCTGGGTGGTCGTGGTGTGCATAATCGGACCTCACAAGTGTTGTTGAAAGAGCCCGGTTGCCGCCGGGCTTTTTTGTGCCTGCGATTCAGGCGGCGGCTTTCACTGAAGACTTGAGCAAGGCCAGCGCCTTCTCGGCGTGATCGATCTCTCTCAAGATCCGCGCGCGCTCCACTTGGTCAATTCGGCCATCAGCCATGGCGGCGTGGGTCTCAACAGTCACCTCAGCAAACTCAAATGCGGCGCGGCTTAGCGCCTGATGGACATCGACAGCTGCAGGCGCTTCCGTCTTAACGATGGCGTAGCCGAACTCCCCCGCCAGTGCTTCCAGCGGACGCATGTCGTTCGTGTGCAACAGCAGCGCGTAAAGGTGCTTGGCGTTGAACCAAGCCCCGTCGTAATTCGCATTGGCGCGCTGCAGCAGGCTCACTGCTGGCATATTCATCAAGGTCGCCAGATTCTTGGTGTCCGCATCCTCGACGACTGCGTCACACGCCCTCAGAAATTCCTGCATTCCTAAAACCTCGAATTTGTTTATGTGGCGTCGTGCCAGCACGCGTTACAAAATGTTTCTCGTCGGGGTTACGCAGACTGCTTGATGGCCTGCGCAGGGTCGTCATCTCGCTTGGCGATAAGTACCCCCCGAGATTCCTTCTCCAGTACGCACTGCATGGGGTATGAAAATCCGCCAGTCGTGCGGCACTGCGATACGCGGCTGCTGCTTACGCCGAGGGCATCCCCGATCGCGCGGCCGGTACCGAAATGTTTCAGGGCTTCGTCGTAAGTCATGGGGCCTTGTCTCCAATGTCTCTGGCGAGTTTAGAGTTCTTAACACTACAAGGCAAGTTATCTAAACTATGAAATGTTTAGAATCCTAAATATGGACTTTAAAGACCGCGTTACCTCACGCATGAAGGCGCTTAACCTCAGCGCGACCGACATCAGCCGACTGACTGGCGTATCCAAAGCGACGGTCAGCTTTTGGGTTAGCGGGACGAATGGAGCAAAGGGGAAGAATCTACTGGCGCTGGCCAAGGCGCTGGAGTGCTCCCCGGATTGGCTATCGGGTGGGGTTGGCAAGCCGGACATCGGGGCCGCCGACGACACCAAAGCTGGAATGTCGACGGTAGAGCTGATGGCGAAAATGCTCGCATCCACCGCGGGCAAAAATCTGTCGGAAAAGGCGCGAGAGACAATGCTTGCGGCTGCAGCGGAAGCCGATATTCCGGCAGAGCAAAGCCAAAGCTATATCCCTGGAAATCTCGCCGCCCTGCGTCCTACCAACGAAGAGATTGTGATTCCTCAGTACGACATTCGCGCGGCGATGGGGGCTGGCCAAGTTCCACCCGACTACCAGGAGGTGGTGCGCAATCTAGTGGTTCGGGAAGACATTCTGCGTGAGAAGGGAGTCACCTATACGTCCAACACCTCGCTAGGCATGATCAACGGCTGGGGCGAAAGCATGGCCGGGACGATTAAAGACAAAGACATGGTGATCGTCGACAAGGGGATCCAGGACTTTACCGGCGAGGGGATTTACGTCCTGACCTGGCACAACGAGCTTTATATCAAACGAGTGATGCGACTTGATGAAGAGCATTATCGACTGATTTCAGACAACCAGCATTACGAAAACCAGACCGCGCGGATTGATGACGTGACCATTCACGCAAAGGTTCTGCTTATCTGGAATGCAAGAAAAGCGTGATGTGCTATAGGGCCTCATGGCCGTCAGACGGGAAAGAAAGAGATCTCTATGAGTGACGTGCCTACAATCGACTTCAATGATGCTATCCGGTATTTCATAAACGTGGCACCTGGCAGCTGTCCCTTCTGTTCAACCAACAATTGGACCATAGGGATACAAGAGCAGGACAATACCAAATGCTACGTTTCGCCCCTCGGGTTTAACCGCCTAGGCGAGCCGGCCTATAAGGTGGATGTCGAATGCGTTGAATGCGGATTCATTCGAGCTCACTTGACCAGGCAGCTGATGAAATGGATTGATTCACATCCTGATGATGGAGAAGGGTGAAGAACATGGGATTTAAGCCTATGCTCGTTGGGAATCCTAACGCGCCCATGTTTTCCGCTGCCGATGCGTCGCCGAGGTCGAATGAAACGAATATGTCTGAAATAACCCGGGAAGAACTGGACGCCAAGCTTGCGACTATTGAGGCGAAGGCAGATGCTCGGCTGTCAGATTATCAGCGCATGTCAACAGAGGTCCTCGCTGGATTTCGTTCTGATAACGCCGAATTCAAATCTCGCATCGATCAATCTCTCGCGGATCTAAAGCTCGATATTCACTCAATCAAGAATATCAAAGCACTGCTGGGCGCTGCCACCGCTGTCATCGTCGGCACGATCTTCGCCGCCTTTGCGTTGTCAGGACAGTTTTTCGACTCGGGCCGAGACACAGCCCAGCTTGTCCAGGAGGCGAAGCAACAGTCTGCTGACACGCGTAAGCTATTGGAAGAAATTCAAGCCCAGCAGCACGCGACTACGCCAGGTGGTCAATCACCACCTCCTACGCCCGCTAATCCTCAAAACAAGCCCGCCAACTGAGCGGGCTTTTTTGTGCCCGTCAGAAAGGTGCAGGCTGTTCCAGGGCATCAAGTTCTGCGCGGTCCTCGACACGAGGATCTTCTTCATCCGGCGCTTCCCAGCTCAGCGTCACGGACTCGTCTTCGTCATTGAATGTCATGTCAATGCCGTCGACCTCGGCGAGTACACCTATTACCTCGTCCCATTCGCGATCGCCGTCCGTGTCAAGCCGATGGATTGTCGTCCACTTTCGATCTTGAGCAATTGGATTGTTGATCATGTTGGAAACCCTCAACGTCAGACGCTCCACGCCTGTTGGTTGGGTTGACTGCGGCGTCTTGATTTTCCCCTGAACTGCCATAAACACCTCCTTATCGAATGCTGTATATCCATACAGCTTCAGCAGAGATTATCGGAACATTCCTGCTTGAGGAAGTCTTGACGATCTCCTAGTTAAGGCGTATTTGGACCTCGGCAGTTAAGATTTCTAAAATAAATATTGACGCATGCTGTTTAGTTTTCTAAATTGAACCCATCGCCAACGACAACACGGCGACGGGCCAACCGGCCCACCACACGACTGGTGAAGCCGCCAGATAGCCAGGGATCAGCGAAGTGATCTCCCAGCCCCTACCAGGGATCGACTGGAACAAAGTTCTTTAAGCAGAACGGATTTACCGATTTCACTGGCTGGCCTTGGCAACAGGGCCAGACGGGAAATCAACGGAGCTAAGGCAATGGCAACGAAACGCGGAAGCGAAATTCAAGTTGGCGACGTGATCTATGTCGGCATCGGTAACAGAACAGGGCGTGTTCAGGAGTTCAAGCCGCACCCGCCGCTGGCAGAACGCAACCCAGGGCTCACCGGTCGCGTGGCGGTAACGGATCGCGGCTCAATCACCCTTATCGACCAAAAGCCGACTCGGATGCCGGGATAGGAATTTCACTGATGCAGCTTGGCGACAGGCTGCATTGGGAAATCCCCCAACCTGAGGCACCACTATGTTAGGCAAATTGTTCGGCAAGAAATCCGGTCAGGCCCGCGCTGCTGTATCCAAGCTGGCAAATCGCGATCTGATGGAAGCTGTCGTCTACGGCGCAATCTACGTGGCCGCCGCAGACGGTGATCTCGAAGACGTTGAGCTGCAGAAGGTCGAAACCATCCTTAGCAACAACCCGGCGCTCCAGGGCTTCGGCGCCGAGCTGTCCAACACCATCGACCGCGCCAAGACAGACTTCAAATCCGGCCCGCGCATCCTGCGTCAGAACGCCGAGAAAGAGCTGGGTGACCTGGCTCACAGCCCGCAAGAGGCGCTGACCGTGCTCAACGTGATGTTGACCGTGGCCGAAGCCGACGGCGAGATCGAAGACGCGGAGCTGAAAGCGTTGGAGCGCAGCGCCAAGCTGCTGGGCCTGAACCTGAAAGACCATCTGTAAATGTACTTGGTCCGGGAAATGGTGGAACGCCTCCGGGCGTTTCTCATCGTCGTCCTGCTCATCGGCGTGGTGGTGATCGATTCGGTTTCCCGGGTGATCAGCATGTGCGCCGATGGATTCCTCGCGGTCCTGATCCTGCTGCTGGTCTGGCCGCTGATCAGGAGAATGCCATGACCGAGAAGAAGCCCAAGCGGATCAAATACAAGCTCTGGCACCCCGCAGGCCACTGCGAATTCAACGGTGGGCTGTCCGAGGGCCTGTTCTACGCCGCGCACCACCTCACTGGGCAGGAGCGGCTGGACCTGATCGCCAAGCTGCAGGCGAAACATGCCGAGCTCGAGGCGGCCGGACGGTAAGCATCACTTCTGCCCATTCAACGAGTGGGCAGCGGGATGGCCATGGCCTCAACGAAATTGCCGCTTCACGGGCCTACGGCAATCTAAATAATCAGAGTCCCCGTCAGAAGGTTGGAGACCTTCCCGATCCCCTGGAACGCTTCAACGCTGACCAGAGCGCATCGGAGAGTGAGCGAAGCGTGCCCGAGCGGGCTGCACCGGTAGGATCGCAAAGCCCCGTGAATGTCCTGGGCCGGTTGAGCAAGACGGCCAATACCAAAAACCCGGCGGGAAACAAGCAGGCGTAGCGACCTGGTGTTTCGATCACTCTCCAATGCGCTCAGATGTAAGGCAGAACCTTGCACCTCGCAGAACCGCGCGGATGAGCACACACCAGCCCCGGCTGGCCCCCTGCGCCCAACCATCCGGGATTTCCGGACGGTTCACTATCACACGGAGGATTTGCAGCCATGTAGCACATCAGCGAGCCCGGACTACTGCTCCACGCGGCTCTGGGATAACGGCCAACGTACGGAGGCGTCGTTGAGCCAGCAGCAAAACAAAAGCCCGGGCACGACCGGGCTTTTTTCATCCCGCGTTTACCCGCGAGCACTTGCATCGAGTGCTGGCGAATACACGCAACCATCTGAGGGAAAGGACATGCATCAGACCATCCAACAAAAGCGCGCCATCCTCGATGTGCTGCGCCAACGCGCCCAGATCGCTCGGGACGAGTTCAATGCCAAGCCGCGCTTCGTCGTGGTCCCGCATCAGAACAATCTGTTCGGCGTGGTCGACCGCCAGACCGGCGTCGAGCGCGCCGAGGTCGCTGGCCACAACAGCGCCTGCCAGGCCGCGCAGAGCTTCGAGAACGTGGCGGACTTCAGCCAGGCCGCGCAGCTGACCGCAGGGAACGTCGCGCGCTGGATGTTCCGCTGGACTTTGGCGCTCGGCCTGACCCTGGCTGCATTCGCCTTCTACGGGGCGCACCCATGAACTTTGTACCCCAGCCAGACCCGCACAAAGAAGCGATCGCGCTGCTCAGCGCCCAGATCGATCAATACCTGGCCACCGGCAAGCGCATTCAGGCAGTCCCGCCAGGCGCTACCGCCGACGTCCCGATGTTCGGCACCACCAGCCGCACCAAGAAAAAGAAGGCCCGCACCAGCGATGCGTCGAGTCAATAAGCGCGTGCACCAGCGCCGCCGGCAAGCCTGGCTTGAACTGCCGGCGCACCAGATCAATGAGGCACCAGATGGAAAAGTCATTATCCGCGAAGCACTCCGCAGATTACCGGGCGCGCCAGAACGCGGAGAAAGTGCGCCTGGGGATCGAAACCCTGAAGGTGGACATGCCGATAGGTGTCAAATCGCGGATGACCACGGCGATGAAGGAGCACGGGTACAGCCAAATGCAGGAGCTTTGGCAAGATCTTGCACTGTCGTTCCTGTCGATGCCGCATGAGGAACAGGCCAGGCGGTTGAGAAAGCCTGACGCGTCAGCTTTTGTGATAACTCCAAGGCTAGCGCGTCAGCTTGATCAGGAATCGCGCCGAGAGATTGCGCGCGACTGGGGGGATGAGGTTATTTCGCCTCTGGAATGTTAATCATGCTGAGCGCCTGCTTGAAGTTAATCGAGGCGGATCCATCAAAGTACGAGCGCCAGAAGTTGAAAAATGTCCCTACAGCGATGCACATATCGAATACATCACCGCTTTTGGTAAGGATGTTGAGTTCGAGTACCTCATTGGCGCCATCTAAGTCATATTCCGGGACTCGCGCCCTGGTAGAAGCTTCCTGAAGAAGCTTTGCTTCATGCTTCACCTCGTTGGAGATCAGCCTGCAAGCATGTAGCGCCTTGCCAAGCTCCTGATCCGCACCTTCCACCAGGTTTATGAAGTCGAAGCCTTTGCCGCATTGGTGCATCAAGGCGGCCTTATCAGCGAGGTGGTTGAGCAACAATGCCGCGCAAATTAGGCGACGATAAATCAGCATTAGTCGGACGCGATCGACAGGTTCATCAGATTGGTATTCATCCCAGAATTCTGTGTAGGCCACCGCTGCAAGCTCGCGCCAGTAGCCCCGAACATCGTCCAAATACATCTCTGCCATCTTCGCTCCCTGACCCGGCCCCATGCCGGTCACCACATATAGCCCACCACTCGAACTTTCGCTAGCGGTGGGCCGTGTGGGGGGGGATCAGCTTGATCCAGGCGGAATCCCGTCCTTGTTGAAGTCCTTAAGGCGTTCCTTCTCCTGCTCAGTGGAGTGAGCTGGAACGTCATCTTTTGGCGGTTCTTTCTTTTCTTCTGCCATTGCCGTGTCTCCTCGGGTGTGTGCCTGTTTTGGCAGCCCCTGGCAATAGCAGTTCAACCAACCTATTCGCCACCGAACTTTCGGAGGCTTGATTCTGCATGGAGCATTTCTATGAAGGTCGAAACGTCCACTGTCACCAAGCTGTTGATCACCGGCGCCGGCGGGCTCGACCCGATCACGGTGTTTCTGGAAGACCTTGCTCCTTGCAAAGGAAAAATCACGGTGAACTACTGGGGCAAAAGCTGGACAGCTTACTGGGGCGGAATGTGGGATGGTCTGACCGTGGGCCAGTTCTTCTGCAAGCTCAATACCGCGTACATCATCGGCTACTTTGACCAGCAGATGAGCTCACGTAGATTCAGTGGCGATGCTCTCGCAGAGAAGGCAAAGCGCCTTGTGCTTAAAGAGAGGCGCACGTTCTGCTATGACCGGGATGAAGCCCGCGAGATGTACGAGGACGCTGAGGAATTGCGCGACTCACCTTCAATTGATCACCTGCATGGCGCTCATAGCGAACTCATGCACAAACTTTTCGGGGATGAATGGTGGCATCTGAGCAACGACGCCACCGAGCCAAACCCTGATTACGTTTACCTGGAGCGGATTGTTGTCGCGGTCCAGGCCGCGCTGTCACCTTCTGAATCAGCGGCAGCCTGATCACACCACCGCATCAGCCTGCTCAATCAGCGAATGACTGACGGCATCCTCGACCGATATCCACGGTGGCTGCTGGCTCTGAGTGCGGGACTTCAAGAAAGCTTTGGTTCTTTCGACGTTGAGTCGTTGACCGGACGCCTGAAGCTGCTGGAAAAGCTCTTCGGGCATCCCGTAGTAGCCGCACTCCTTGCACTGCCGGACCGAGAATTGGCCAACAGTCGAAATCTCCCTGTCCTTCAACTCACAAATGACGCAGGTCATCACCAGTTCTCCTTGATTGGTTGACTTCGACCATAGCGAATTTTTTTGAGCAGAATCAACGGGCCTCGGACGAACTGCATCAGCCGCTCGCAGACTCACCGTAGTCCAAAGCATCAGCAGCAACCTCTATCTGCCTGATCGCCTCAACAACGATGGGCGACACGCTGCTGGGCACAACAAGCAGTGATTCGATTGCCGTCTCACACAGCTCTTCAACGTCTACGTGCAGTGATCTCGCTGCGTTTATGACCGCCTCAAGCGCGACTGTAAGCGCTAACTCCCGGTTATTGCTCATGACCTTCTCCCTTCCTGTGGAGCGGTAATCGTAGGCCAACTTCACTTCGCATGGAAT